TCTCTACCTTTTTTTGTTAAAATTGCATCTACTGTTACGACAGTATTGTTTAAATATCCCATTGTCTATTACTTTTGTTAATAAATATATGATTTTATACTTTCTAAAAAAACTCACTAAATAATTGGTGGTGTACTTCCAGATACTAGATACCCTAGTAAGTCTGTATACGCTATATATCCTGTATCTTTTAGTCTTATTTTACCTTGCTTTACCGGTGAAGGTTTACTTCCTTCTAATTCAAACATTCTAATACTCTGTATTTTAAATAATTGGTCATTTGCACTTAACGTCTGTTTAGGTGTGTTATTCCACCCTCTTGCTACTACTAAGGCATAGTCATTACTTGCACTACGTCTAGTCATTGATATAACCTTCATAACCTCCTGGCTGTACGCACTACTAAAGTAGTCTCTTTTTATAAGTAAGTCTCCCGGTTGGTATGTTACTAAGGGCCTATTTGTTATCTCAGCTACTACTATTATTTCTGTAACACCAGTGTCTAGGTACTGTTGGTCCATGTAAAATAAGTATGGAGCTTCTAATGCAAAAGCAGGATATGTTTCTAAGCTATTATGAAAGTATTCTAGGTAGGTCCTTTCTGCTACATCTACATTATTTATTTCTGCATCTGGAGTCTGTAGCGGGTAGTAGGTACCTTGTAGGCTTGCTCCTAATATTGCAGAGTCAATACTTGAATATGTTAAATTATTTGTAGTAGTTCCTTCATATCTTGCATTTATCCACCCTGTATCTGAGTATAAACTATCTTGTACAGCGGCAAAAGTTGTAGAAGTATCTCTAAGTATGTAGTCGGAAAGCCTGCTATCTTGTGCTGTATTTAGAATTACATTATAATCACTTACGTAAAAACTTCCTCCCCTTAAATTAGGTAGAAGTATGACTTCTCCATCTTGAACTACTTCATTTAGTGCAGGAGCAATGTATGATATATAGGGTGTAATATTTCTTGGCTCTACTGTAAAAAAGTAATACCTAAAGGGTACTGTTCCTCTAATAACTCTAGAGGCTATTTGAAGTTCTACTGTTGCTCCAGGGTCGTTATCTACTGGCAATGTTATAGTCTGTACCTGTTCAAGAGTGTTTTCTACGCTATTACCTTCGTTATCGGCAAAAGGGACTGTTACTCCTAGTACCGTCACTGGTGTAGCTTCTGTGCACCATATGTTAATTCCTTCAGGATATAAGTCTGCTATATCGAAAAACTCCTGCTGTGTTAAGTTTGCCATTTTTACTTATAATACTTCTTATTGTTTATTTAATTATGGTATAGGATCAAAAGGGTCAGGATCAAATGTATCATCGTAAATACATTGCTCAGTGTACTCTAAATCCTCTTTATTATGTACTAATATTCCGTTTGCATAGTACGTATAGTGTTCCTGTAATTTAAAGTTATATACTTTTTCATAAGCTCTATTACTATCTAACTCTATATTATTAATTTCTACTTGTATTCCTTCCTGTGTTAGTAGTATATCTCCTTTTTCAAGTTTAGAAACTTCAAGTTTATGATCTTTTTCAGTTGCAGAAGGTGAGTATGAACTCCATCCTTTATGTATTTCCCAAAATGGATGTTCTGTCGTAGCTTCTACGATTGTTCCATTACCTAACGTATACTTAACAATATCTTTCTTAGTTGGAGAAGTAATTGCTAATACTTCACTAATAAGCTCTTCATCTGTTATTTCATTATATGATAATACTTTATCTCCTACTTTTATTGCATCAATACGTATTGTTGTTCTATCTGCAAGAGTAATTAAGGTATCTCCTGTGAAACAGCATAGATCTAATCCTTCAAAATTATCTGGATCCGGGATAACAGGAGGTCTTAGTCGAATAGATGGTGTACAGTCGTTACTTTCTACAACAGTTACTTGTATGAAAAAAGTTTCTGAGTATATTCCGTTTGATCCTGGTAGAACTTGTGGATTGGTAGCGAGAAACTGATCTGAGTATCTTATTTTAAATAATGCTACGTTTCCTCCTATAGTATGAATGTGGGAGAAAATTTGATTACCGGTAGGTCCGTAATACCATTCCCACTGGTATATTGGAATACCGTTAAGCGGTCCTGCTAAGAATGTACCAGAGTTTGATGTAGAGAATGCACCTGGATTTATTATATTAGCGGGACTTACAAGCTGGTCTACTACTGTACCTAATCCTCCTGCATTTGGTTCATACACTCTTACTCTGTATACTTCATTATCTGGATCTATTCCTGTAAAGAATCTTGCTAATCCGTAATTATACTCATTTGGTGTTCCAAAAATAAGTAAGTTACCTGTACCTAAATACACATCCGTACTCCATCTACTTAACCCTTGTATTAGTATTGAATTGACCCAGAGTGAAGATGTAACCACACTACATAGTCCTGCTACGATTGGATAAGTAAATGTACATGTTAGCGGTATTTGAGTATCCCTTACCGTTAATGTATATGTGTCGTTTTGAGTACCGCCAAAGTATACACCTGTTGCTCCTGCTAGAAGGCCGTTGTACACCGGTGTTGGTCCTGTATTGTTTATTATGTTTAAATTTACATTAGAAGAAGGGTTTTGAGATCCTGTCACAAACCATGATGTAACATTATATATATCCGTTTCTTTAACACTTGATCTAAAAAATCCTGATTGATCAATATCACATACTGCAACTTGTACATTAATTGATGAAGTACATATACTAGCAGTTACTCCTGTATTTGAAGCAGTTAATGGGTGTATAGAGTAGTTTGCGTAGTTATTTGTATTAAAAGGAAATGTATAACTTCCTGTAGGTATGTTGCTACTTGTTATTTCATATACCATCGATACCTGCGATAGTCCTGTAAATATTGCGTTACTACTCCAGCTCCCTGAATCTAGGTATAGGGTATTATTACTCCCGCTATAATATATTCCTCCATTTACATCCGTATATGAACTGTAAGGAGCTAATATACAAAGCCCTTCTGAGTTTAGCCACCTATTTACGTCAAAATTATTAGTAAAAAATGTTGGTGTTTTAAAGAAGTTATCGCTATTAAGTTCTCCATCTGTTACTGTAATTGAACTGTTTCTCAATTCTCCGTCAAAACTAGCTTCTTGATGGGTGTGTCTATTATCAAAACCTACCCCGAATGGTGTTTGGATATTTAAAACGTAGGAAGTATTTAGTTCATCTCCTACTTGTCCTTGTGTTACAGTTGTATATACCCCGCCATTACCTCCTGCTATAAAACCAGTATCAATTGAACCTGTATATTCTGGTCTCGATCCTGTTAGTATTACAGATTTAGCTTTATTTCTCTGTAATAAATGTGGTTTAATGATTATACCTGTATCTGCTGTTGATCTTGCAGGTATAAAATCTTTTACTACTTTGAAAATAGTGTTATCAAAAAACTTAATTAATCTAACAAAATCCTGTACATTATAAGCATCTGATCCGCTCATAATTTGATCTGTTAAAAGACTTAAACTTCCTGTAATACTGTTAGAAGGCCCTATACTATAGTAATCGTCTAGGTATATATTTCTAGGATCTCCTAGGTAGTCGTCTATATTAAAATTAGATAAAGATCCTGTTGATAGGGATTTTGATATAATATAGTTATCTACGTTATCTGTTGGTGAAAATCCTATTTCAATTGGATGTAAGTCGTCTGTGTACTTATACTCTCTTTTTACTATAGAGGTATACTGAGATAAAGTACTTCCTGTTACAATACTACCTGTATTGTCCAAACGTACTTTGTCTAAGGAACTTGTATAGTACCTGTAGTCTCCGTAAAATGGTCTTTCATTTACATTTCTACCTCCGTATACTTTTATATCTAATATATCTGAAGGAATTCCAAAACAGTTTATTAATGCTCTTAATCCTCTTTCAGTTCCCTTTGATTTTAGAAGTAAAGGGAGATTGTGGTACATTCTCTTATAAACCTCTCTTTGATAATTATCGAATGAAGAAGGTTGTATTGAAGCGTTTGAACCTGTTACCGACCCTGTTACGTAAGTACTTATGTACTCACTTCCTGACTGATAAGCCTGTCCTATAAATGATGTAAATAAATCTTCTATTGATTTATTTGAAGTATATAATTTTACTCCAAAATTCTTTAATACTTCAGCTACTAAATCTTTTGATACCCCAAAATCTAATCTATTATCTGCATCGTACTTGTCTGATACTCCTTTTCCATATATCCATAGATTATCGAAGTGTTGACCGATCATATGAACAAATGTTATGTAATTTGTATTGTTCGGATCTTCTCTTAAAAATGAAGGTATTGAATTAACTACTGCGTTTAAATTTGTTAAATCATAGTTGTTAGCTACTGTAAGTTGATCAGCATACCAGGTAATGGCAGTATTGTTTGATGAAGGTGTGTTTATGTATGGCTTACTGCTGTTGACTTTAGGCCATGAATAACTACTTGATTCATAGTACAGGAATCTTTCGTAATGATCAAAATTATCTAAAATACCTTGTGTTAGGTTTTCGTAATAGTATGTACTTCCAGTTATACCTAGAGATTGAGATGTAGCATTCCCTATTTGAGCAAGACTTGATGAGTAATTCTCAATTAAACCTAACTTATATTTAAAATTTACAAGTCTTTCATAAGCTGAAGAGAAGTGTATAAAGTCTTTATAGTCTGCATGGTTTATGCTAAGTTCTACTCCTTTTTCATTAAGTAGAGAGTATATTTGACTATTTGTATTATTTACTGGATAGCTAAATAATTCATCGTAGGAAAGGTAAGCTGTAGGTACAGTTTCAACATCTGTTAATTCTAAGTTAAAATTAGCAGGACGTAAGTATGGTAGTGTTTCTGGTATAGAGTCTATATTTGAATCTACAATATACGCTACTGAGTCCGCAACTGTTTCTACAATGTTTAATGTGTTCTTTATTTCAAACTCTATTGGAAGTGGTTCATATAGTTTTACAACTAATACGCTATTTCCGTTCTCTACAAGAGTATCTATATTGACACCTATTATTAGGTTATTGTTCTTAAAATTTAAGCGAAATTCACTGAAGAATGATTGTGTTGTAAGTTTATTTTTAATCTCTTGAGTATACCTTACTACTTCTTCTTCTGCTAATTCAAACGTCTGTAATTTAAGTTCAGTCCTATCTGGTGATATGTCTTCTATAAAAAAGCTTGCTTGCTTACTATCAGGAGTATATAAGTCATTAAGGAAGTGGTAAAGTAACTTTACATCTCCCGTATCGTAGCCATACCTCTCTATATCCTCTACTGGGTTTAGAGTTAGTATAGATGCACCTTCTTTTCCTGCTGATTGTGCGTTTCCTAATTCTTTATAAGATATATAGTTATAATCACTCTGCAGTATCTCATCTACTAAGTCAAGTATGTGAAGTTCTATATAATTCTTAGTTGGTATAAATAAGTTATTAATCTCAAACTTATTCACTAGTTGAGTATCAGCTTGAGAGAACTGCTCAAACCCTGATATATTTTCTGGGTTGTCTTGATTAACTGTATATGTAATGTCTGCCATTATGTAGTAGCTGTTTCTAGGTCTAAAATTTGTTGATTAGCTTGTAGGAGTTGCTCCCTTAACTGTGCTATTTCGTCTAACAGTGGCTGTATTTCCTCTGTACTTCTCTCAAAATTTACTAATTCTGAGCTTTTCTTTATAAGATACTCGTGTGAGTTGGTTTCTCCTTCTACGTCTATGACAAAGTATAATTTTTCGTATAACCTAAAAAACTCATCTACAGTATCTGTATCTTCTTCAGGAATCGGTTGAGTAAATGTAGAGAAAGTACTATCTACCACTTTTCCAAATTCAATCGAATTGTAGACGGTTTTCTGTATCTTTACATCGTTATCCATTTCTTACTACTTTAAATATATTTTGATTATCCACTACTGTAGTACTTCCGTCTAAAGTCGTTTTTACTAATATACGATAATATCTCTCAGGTTGCAAGCCATCCATGTACACATCAAAATACCCTCCTTGACTATCACAACTTATCTTTGTAAAATCTGTATCAAAGTCTATAAGCATCTCTTCTGTGTTTTCATCTCTGATTCCCCAATATGATGCTGAAGGGAGAGCGTAGTTTGTTAAGTATATTGAAGAGGTTGTAAATGTTCTGACTGGGTATTTTGGTTTTGCAGAAACTCTAAATCTCTGCTTCCCTGTACCTATATACCTTCCTGTATTGTTTGTGATATTAATAGTTGATATATTATTTGAAAGAACAGACAAGCTTCCTGTATTATAAGTACTATCGTCCCATTTAAAATCTAAATACGGAGGATAGATTGTATTTGTGTCTGCACTAAAGTATTTTAGTATTATAGAGGAAGTTGTATTAAATTCTAAAGCATTTGATAGCTTTACTATAAACCCGTTATTACCGATTGTTCCTGCTTTCCAAAGCTTTACAGCTGGTGTTACATTCATATCAATATCGTATGTAGAATTCATAGGATTTGATTGAGTAAATTCAAGATTGGTTGCTCCTGAAGCTGTATACCAAGTTCCTCCTCCTGTTTTAGATCCTGTGAATGATCCTGTTACTCCTGTTGGGTACATTGATGTCAACCAAGGTGTTCCTGGCCCTGATTTTTGATAAATCCAAGAAACTCCAGATGTATTTGTAGCGATATCTCCATATTTTCCAATACCATTATCCCATCCTCCTGTTGCATTAGAATAGACAGGGTAGGTGTATATAGCTGTATTAACAGGTATTTGGTAAGCATCAGCAAGGTATACACCTAAAGATGCACTGTAGTTGTTATTCCCTATTTTGTTGTCGACAACATCAGCGATTTCAGTAGAGCTAAATTGTATAAGAATACGACTTGCTTCACCTATTCCGGTAACTCCGGAATAACCTGCTATTTCAATTATCTCATCTAATCCTGCATTAGATGAAGAAGCTTCACTAGAAATAAATGTATCTTTTTCGGGAAATATTCTATATACTGCCATATTATAATGTTGTTATTCTTCCTTTAATATCTGTTGTTGGGAATTTTACTTCAAAAATCATAGGATCGTAAGAGGGGTACACTGTATTACTTCTAGTAGCTCCGCTTATATCATATGCATATTGTGAGTACTCTCCTCCTGCTAAATTTACTACTTCTATTTTTTGAACTGTCTGCACTCCTTTTACTTGATCCAATAGTGTGTATAGGTTTGATAAATCTATTGGTTGATTTATATTCCATTTTCTAATATCAAAATAATCCTGTAAAAGGTTATTACATTGTATTAATACGTCCCGTCCTGTGTAATTAGGTCGTACCACTATATCAAAATTTATACCTATATTAACTACGAAAGCATCTTTAATATTAATAGCATCTGTTAATGTCATATACTCTGCTAGGTACTTTTTTAGATTAGATTTTAATGTAGGAGTGCTTGTTATTAAGTTCCTATTACTATCATATGCTAGGGTATATAGTGATAGTGAAAGTGGGTTACTGTCTATAATACTGTCTATTGCAGAGTTTGGATTCGTTAATTGGTCTTGTGTAATATATACTTTTCCTATAGATCCATACTTAGATGGTAGAGATAGTGCACGTACTGTGTAATCCTGCAATGTTACTGCTCTTCCTTGTTCATTAAAAGCTCTCATAGAATTTTGTCTCAATTCTTCAACTGTATCTCCATCTCTACCTCCTGAGGCAGCTTGAGGGTTGTTGAAAGCTAGGTTTATACCTGTCCCTATCTTGCTAACTGATACTGCATTAGTTATTGTGTTAGCTGGTACGTTAGATGCTACACCTCCTCCTACTAGGTAGTTTATTTGTAAAGTACCTTGAGGAGCTAGTCCGTAAGTCTGTGTATGTAAGAAGTTAGATGGATCATATGCATAATCTATTCTAGAAATTCCTTGAGAGGTTCCTAGACCTACATTGGTAGGATCTGGTGTTAGTATTTCATCACTCTGACCTGTTATACCTGCTCCAAACTGTATTTGTAACTGTCCTGTAGAGGTAAATCTAGTTACAAATCTACGAGGGACTCTTTGTAAGGATAGCATATAAGGAACTGTTCCTGAATCTGTACTAGAATTTGCTGTATCTACAAATACTGTGTCTTGTCCTAAGAAAGGTACTTCGTACCAAAGGTTTCCTGTACCGTTGTTATCTATTACTGAAAGTATTCCTATAATATTTGTATCCTCTAATGTAATGGTTTTAAACTTCTCTACATTTGTAATAGTTTCAGTAGCAGTTTTTACTTCTCCTGAATATGCTTTTACTGTTTTTATTAACCTAAATTGATCTGGTTCTCCATTTACATCTAAACTACTTACTACAACATCTGTAGGGTTATATGAACTAGAAAAAGAGAAATCTATTGCTGTGTTAATAAAAAATTTAGGTTGAGAAGTAACTGTAGCACTAAGTTGGGTTCCTGCTGCAATTTGTAAAGCTTGAGACCAGTCTGGTTCTCCGTTAATTGTTGCATCTACTAAATGTGATACTTCAATATCTACTTCAGATACTGTGGTTACTTTTGGACGATAACCCATCATATAGGCTAAGTTATATAAGTTTGCAGGATTTTTTGCATATTGTAAATATGTTTCTTGCAATTGCATATCTTGATAGAAAGATAAGACATCTCCTACGTATGCTGCCATTTCTATAAACATCATACCTGGGGAGGTAGGTGTAAAGTCATTATAAGTATTAGGAAAGTAGTTCTTTGCGTACTCTATTAATTGACTTCTAAAGTCTGTAAAGTCTTTATTTACGTATTTTATTTCTCTATCTTGAGCCATTATTGTTCAAAATTTATTAGCAATTCGTCTTGTATATTGGTATTTGCAATACTGTATCTTAAAAATAAAGTAAAAGTATTACTATCTGGTGAAGCTTGTGTCGTTAGCTGGTTGACTACTACGTTAGGAAACCATGTAGCTAATCCTGTCTGTACGATGTATTCAATCTGATCTTGTCCGTCTTCTGTCATTTGGTCAAATAACACAGCTCTTAAACCTGCTCCTAAATCTGGGTTAAAAAATCTTTCTGATTTACCTGTCAGGAAGTAGTTAATTAGATTAGCTTTGATTGCATCTTGAGTAGTATAGGTAGTGGTAAATACCTGGTCTGATGTAAAAGGTAATCCTACACCTACTCCAACACTTGGCTGTAAATCTAAAGGGTTTATTTGCTGTACTTGAAATGCCATTATGCTCCGAATCTTGCTTTATCTTTTTCTACTGATGCTTTATAAATTGCTCCTGCATTTTTTGCAAAGCTTAGAGTACTTAGATCTAATCCTGGTGCTGGTCCTGCTTGGAAACTTTCTATAGGATTCATTCCTAATCCTGGTGCTTGAACCATGTCTGAAGTTGCGCTTATTAAGTCTTTGTACGTTTCTTGAGTCATAGAAGCTCTTGTTTCATTTAGGATGTCCATAATTGGATCTCCTGTTCTTACAGGTTTTGCAACAGTTGGTTTGTAATTCTCATACTTAGTAATTTGCTGCACTACTGGTGCTGCTGTTTTTGTTTGAGTAAAATTCTCAGAAAGAAGGGTAGGAAGTTCTTCTCGAACAACCTCTCTTACTGCTTCTTTTATCAATTTTTTAAAAAGTTCTACCTTCATATTAATAAATAGTTATGTTATGGTAATTGAT